TTGTGATAAATCTGTATCAAAGGATAAATCCCTTCCATTAGATTCTTATATTGTTTCATATTCTGATGATGGAATAGAAAAATACGATATTGTTCAAGGAACTCAAGTTAGTATATTCGATCATTACTATGATGAATATAGAAATGTAATTTCTATGAAATGGACTGATGGAAGAGTCAATCCAAAATCTTATAATCAACCACAAAAGAAAAGTAAAAAGTGATGGGGAAGCATTATCTGTTAAATCTATATGGGTGTTCGTTCGTTCTTTTGAATGATGAACGTTGTCTTATAGACTTATTGGAAAATGCTGCTGCAGCAAGTGGGGCTACAGTTGTGCAAACCATCTCAAAGAAGTTTGATCCACAAGGAGTTACTGTAATTTGTTTGCTATCTGAAAGTCATATAAGTATCCACACATGGCCAGAGGATGGTAAAGCAGCAGTAGATGTTTATACTTGTGGTGATTGTAATCCAAAGATTGGTTGTGACATAATTATTCAACAGTTGTATGCAACCAGTCATACTTTAAGTTATATTGAACGTTAACTAAATAACCCTATATGTGGTAATACATATGCTCTCTACGCAGTATAGATTGAGACTGGAAGCAATTTGTGAAAGAATTGTAAAAGGTGAAGAAGTTAGTTTGGAAGATATGATATGGGTAGAGAAATTAGCAAAATCAAATAGATCAGCAGCAACAATACTTCGTCAAGCAAGAAGGACTGCAGAGAATCCCAATATGCAAGAAGGTGACATGGATGATTTTTTGAATCAACTTGATATTGGTGGAACTGGATTTGATCGTTTTGGTAAAAAAGGATTTAGAGATACTGATGATATGGTTGATTGGTGGACTGAAGAAAAACCAAATGATTGGAGACAGAGGGATTGACTTTCCCTCTTTTTTTGTGTAAAATTTGAAAGATAATATTAAATCAAATGGATAAAGAAAGAGTTAAACTCATAGTTAAAAATATGGAGTTGTTAGTTGATGCTCTTAAAAAAGAATTAAATGAAGTTGATTCCTTTGTGGAAGAAGAAGAAGTGATGGGTTTGCCATTTGAAGGAGATTATGATGAGGTATTTTCTGAATGAGGCTTAGAAAAATGTTGAGGTTGCTTAAAGAGGCAACAGAGAACCAAACTAAATTTTATACTCCAGCAGAGTTGGATTATATGAAGCATCAACTTCAAGTCATTGAAGATGAAATAAACAGAGTTGAACATAAAAATTATAAAGGATTTGGAAAGAAATGACTGTAAAACTTATCAGTGTGACTCCTGATGCAGAACAAACAATGGCATATATTGCGAGGGTTTCTAATCCAGCAAATCAAGATAATGAAAACTATGCAGGTTTGCTACGTTATTGTATTAAGCACAATCATTGGTCTGTGTTTGAGCAGGCTACTATGACCCTTGAGATTGAAACAACTCGTGGTATTGCAGCACAGATACTTCGTCATAGGTCCTTTACATTTCAGGAATTTTCACAACGCTATGCTGACAGTTCTCTGTTGAGTGAGTATATTCCAGTTCCAGATTTGCGTAGTCAAGATACAAAGAATCGTCAAAACTCTATTGATGATATTCCAGAGTATGAAAAACTGACCTTGCAAGGGAAAATTCAAGAGCATTTTGCACACTCTATGAGACTCTACAAGGAACTTCTTTCTCATGGAGTAGCAAAGGAATGCGCAAGGTTTGTTCTTCCTCTTGCAACCCCTACAAGGATTTACATGACTGGTTCTTGTCGTTCTTGGATTCACTACATCAATCTTCGTTCTGCCAATGGAACTCAAAAAGAGCATATGGATATTGCTCTTTCTTGTAAGGATGTTTTTAAAGAACAGTTCCCATCAGTGGCAGAAGCCCTTGAGTGGGTCTAAATAAATTATCTTGAATTCGTAATTTTATGCCTGCATATCCTGTAATTAATACAAAAACTGGTGAACAGAAAGAAGTGGAAATGAGCATCCACGTCTGGGACCAGTGGAAAAAAGACAATCCTGATTGGATTCGTGATTGGTCTGATCCATCAACCTGCCCTTCTCCTGGAGAAGTTGGGGAGTGGAAAAATAAACTAATCAGTAAAAATCCAGGTTGGAATGATGTGCTTGAAAAAGCATCCAAAGCTCCAGGTTCACGTGTAACTAAAATCTAATGGCAAGAAACAGAAGAAGAAACACAGGCGAAAGTCCTATTGGAATTGGCACCACTGCAAGAAACAGGAAGAAAAGGAAACCAATTAGTTCTGAAAGTTTAGTGGATATTCAACCACTAACTAAAAATCAAACCATCTTATTTGATGCTTATGATTTAGATAAACATCTTTTTGTTTATGGTTGCGCAGGAACAGGTAAAACATTCTGTGCATTATATCTGGCACTCAAAGATGTTCTTGATGAACTGACTCCATATGACAAGATAGTAATTGTCAGATCTCTTGTTTCTACAAGAGAAATTGGATTCCTTCCAGGAGACCATGAGGATAAATCAAGTCTTTACCAAATTCCATATAAGAATATGGTAAAGTATATGTTTGAATGTAATACTGATGCAGAATTTGAAATGCTTTATGGTAATCTTAAAGCACAAGAAACAATTAGATTCTGGAGCACGTCATTCATCAGAGGAACTACTTTAGACAATTCAATTATTATTGTAGATGAAAGTCAAAACTTGAACTTCCATGAACTTGATAGTATAATTACAAGGGTTGGTGACAACTCCAAGATTATGTTTTGTGGTGATGCTACACAATCAGACCTTACCAAAACTAATGAAAGAAATGGAATTCTTGATTTCATGAAGATCATTCAAAGAATGCCAGAGTTTGAGTCAATTGAATTTGGTGTTGAAGATATTGTCAGATCTGGTTTGGTTAAGTCTTACATTGTAAATAAAATGGCAGCAGGTTTTTAATGTTCAATCATGTTGATATGAATCTTCCCAAACTTGAAAGGGAAGAGATTGATGGAGTAAGATATTATAAAATACCTGGGGAGGATAACCTCTCCAGGTTAGTTTCTATTACATCAGTTACAAGTTTTCATAATAGACATATCTTTGAGAACTGGCGAAAGAAGGTAGGCGAAGAGGAAGCAAATAAAATCAACAAACAGGCAACCAGTCGTGGAACTGATATGCACAGTTTGGTTGAAAATTATCTTTATAACATTCCAGAACTTCCAAAAGTCCAACCATTATCTGAATTTCTTTTTAAGATTGCAAAAAGTAAGATAGATAATATAGATAATATTCATGCACTTGAGAGTTCACTATACAGTAAAGTTCTTGGAATTGCTGGAACTGTAGATTGTATTGCAGAGTATAATGGCGAACTGGCAATCATAGATTTTAAAACCTCAAAGAAACCAAAACCAAAAGAATGGATTGAACATTATTTTGTTCAATGTGCTGCTTATGCTTGTATGTTCTATGAAATTACAGGTATTGCTGTTAAAAAATTAGTCATCCTCATGGCATGTGAAGATGGGGATTGCGTTGTTTATGAGGAGTATGATAAAATGAAGTATATTAAGTTACTTAATGGATACATTAAAGAGTTTATTCAATCTAAATTAAAAGAATATGGAAGATAAATTAAAAAGCGCATTAGATCTCAAGTTCCTGTGCCCAGCAAAGTTTTCTCAAATCATAGAAGAACTTGTAAAAACTAATGAGGAAATGAATTATATTGATGCTATTGTTCATTACTGCGAAGAGAATGGAATTGAGGTTGATTCAGTCAGTAAATTGATTAGCAAACCTCTCAAAGAAAAACTCAAGTGTGATGCTATTAACTTAAACTTTTTGAAACGAACATCCAGAGCTAAACTTTTAATATGACCTCCTTTGATGCTTATAAAACTTACCTTGCACTCAAGAATCATTTTAGTAAACCAAAGTATGATTATTTTAAATATGCAGGTAAGTCAAGGGCATCAGTAGATTCTTTCAATAAAAGAAAGGATAAGTATTGGTTTGAAAGAATCAGTAGACAAAAGAATGATGAAGAAATAAAAAACTTTTTTCTTTCTAATTTTGTTGCATTAGATAATCCACAAGCAGTTTGGATTGGACAACTAATGCGAGAAGGTGAGGATGCATATCAGCAATGGACAAAAAGACAACAGAGTTTGAAGTATCTTTTCACACAAGAGTCGCAAGATTTGTTGTCTGAAGGTAACTTGGATGAGGTTCTTGATGCTTCAAAGCAACATCCAATCATTCTGAAAAAATTCTTGAGTGGTAAAATTAGTATAGAAACTTTTACCATTTATGATAAAATATTCCTGTTTAGGAATAATTTTGATAAAAAACTTTTAGATCCTGTATGGGAAATTGTGTCATTAAAGATACAGAAATATTCTCCATTCCTAAATATTGACATACAGGATTATAAAAAGATCTTGAGAAATATTGTAGAGGGGTAATATGGCCTTCTTCGATTCAGAAATAGTTCAGAAAGAACTAAAGAGTATTGAGAAGCTTCAGAGGGAACTTACAAGGAGCGTCTTGAGGTTTCCTATTATGTCCAAGGCAGAAAAACTTGAGCATGTGAATTTGCTATCTGAATTATTAGAGAAACAAAAAATCCTGTATACAAGATTGAGTTTGTCTGATGACCCACAAGCCATTGAAAAGAAGAATGAAATTATTGAAGCATCCAGAATGATTGGTTATGGAGACCCTTCTGATATGAATATAGTATTTGATAACATGCAAAGAGTAATCCAAAGACTCAAGAAAGAAGCAGAGGTTGACTGAGACCTCTTCTTTTGCTATTATTTTGTATAAATAATAATGGTATCCTTAAGTTGATAAAAATGCCTTGTATCTATGAAATAGTAAATATTAAAAATAATAAAGTATATGTTGGACAAGCAAAGAATTTAAAAGCAAGAATAAGAGGTCATAGATATTCTTCCAAAACTAAAAATACTCCTTTATATTCTGCTATAAGTAAATATGGATGGAAATCATTTGTTGTAAATGTAATAGAAGAGTGTGATATTTTATCATTGAACGATAAAGAAATATTTTGGGTAGAAAAAAAGAACTCCTTATATCCAAATGGATATAATCTTTTAATTGGTGGAAATCAATCAGAGCATAATGAACACACTAAGCACAAAATATCTACAAAAAGAAAAGGTATAAAGTTTTCAGAAGAACATAAAAACAATCTTAGATTATCTCATATCGGATATGTGATGTCTGATGAACAAAAGAAAAAAATATCACAATCTTTACAGGGGAAAATATATTCTAATGAAACTAAGAAAAAACTTTGCTATTCCCAACCACACAGAAAAAGAGTTGGTAGATTTGACGAAAATAAAAATCTTATAGAAATATATGATAGTATAAAGTCAGCTTCTAAAATCTTAGGGGCATCACCCTCTCATATTTCAGAGTGTTGTAGGGGAAAAAGAAAACTAAAATCTATTTTAGGAAAACACTTTTTACAAACCCTTGACTAATCTTTAAAGGTGTTATATAATAATGGTTGTTGAGATGCTTCAACAACTTATCCTATCAATCTTAAAAATCTAATGTCCTTTCAAGCCTTAAAAAAACAATCTAACCTTGGTAATCTTACTTCTAAACTGGTTAAAGAAGTGGAGAAAATGAATACCTCAACTTCATCTGTGGATGAACGCATTTACAAACCTCAAGTAGATAAAGCAGGTAATGGATTTTCTATTATTAGATTTCTTCCAGCACCACAAGGGGAAGACCTGCCATGGGCAAAGGTCTATACTCACGCCTTCCAAGGTCCTGGTGGATGGTTTATTGATAACTGTCTGACCACAATCAACCAGAACTGCCCTGTGTGTGAAGCAAATAGGGAACTGTGGAACACAGGTAGCAAAGCAAATCAAGATATTGTTCGTGATCGTAAGCGCAAACTGTCTTACTATTCTAACATCTATGTTGTTCAGGATAAAGCACATCCTGAAAATGAAGGGAAAGTATTCCTTTATAAGTATGGTAAGAAAATCTTTGATAAGATTATGGCTGCTATGAAGCCAGAGTTTGATGATGAGACCCCAATCAATCCTTTTGATTTCTGGGCTGGTGCTAACTTCAAGGTAAAAATTACCAAGAAGGATGGTTACTGGAACTATGATAAGTCAGAGTTTGGTAATCCTGAACCACTCTTTGATGATGATGATGCTATGGAAGCTGTCTGGAAAAAAACATACTCTCTTGCAGAATTTACTGATGCAGAGAAGATGAAGCCCTATGAACAACTTGAT